TTGCTGGTGGTGCTGACATCGTTACTAGTGTTGTTGGTGATACAGTTACTGTTGCATTTAATGGAACTATTCCAACTACATTTGCAGCAATGACTGACACTGACATGTCAAGTGGTGCTCAGTTTGGTACTCCTACTCAAGGAGATTCATTATTCTGGAATGGTAGCGATTGGATTGTTACTCGTAGTCCTATTACTTGGTGGGAAATTAATGCAAACGGATCTTCCGATTTCACTTTCCAAGGACCAGGATTCCCTTCAACCGCTAATGATCCTACCTTATATGTGAATAGAGGATTTACTTACGCTTTTGATAACAGCGTACAAGGTGGTGCTCATCCATTCAGAATTCAAAGCACTCAAGGTTTAGCAGGTAATCCATACACTGCTGGTCAAAGTGGTAGTGGTAGTAACGTTCTCTATTGGACTGTTCCAATGGACGCTCCTAGCACATTGTATTATCAATGTACAATCCATGCTGCAATGCAGGGAACTATTAACGTTATTAGTTGAGGATAAATGGCAAGACTAGTTCCTGGATCTGGTGCCGTAATTGAACCGATTTTTGATGATATATTTGGTGTTCGAGCGGTAAGAGTAGTAAATGGTGGTAGCGGATATGATCCTGCTGATCCACCTAGACTTACTATTGATGGATGCGGCACTCCTGATCAGGAGGCGATATTATATCCAATCATTGCAGAAGGTTCTGGTAAAATTGTTCACGTTCGTGTTCTCAGAAGAGGAAGAGGATACGATCCACTTCGTGTTGAAATTGTTCCTCAACAAGAAACTCCAAATGTTGTAAGATCTTTTGATATTAATAGGATCTGGCAACGTCACCCCAACTCATTAACTAGGGGAACTTTTACAGATGATAGACTGAGAATTGAGTCTGATAATCATCCAAAACCTACATGGACTCAAGCGGAAGCAGCACCTGGTGGTGGTCCATTAGTAGATAGATCTTTTGATCAGACCTTTGTATACAGAGGTGGTAAAGATGTACCTAATTTTGGTACAAGACTTGCACAAGAAGATAAAGTAACTGGCATTCTTTCCAATGGCGGTCTTTTACATACTCCAGACTGGGCATCTGATGGTGGAGCACCAGGTACTTTCTCTATTGATACTGTAAAGTACGATTATGTAAAAAATGCAGATGTATATGATGCTATTACCGAAGGTAATATTAGATATTATTCATCATCCAAAACAATTGATGAATTTGCCTTAGAAAATGGTGTTTTTCAATGGGGTAAATTAGAACAATTTACATGGAATGTAAAAACTGAACTTGATAATTTATTATTATTCATTGATCCCGCATCTCTCGATCAAACACTGGGAACCATTGAAGTTGGTAGAATTATTACACAAATTGGTGGAAATGCCCGAGGAGAAATTGCTAAGGTTATTACCGATAATAATGGTCTTCCTACAAGAATTTATATAAGAGAAGTTCAATCTACTTTTGCATCTGGAGATAAAATTCTTGGTTCTAATGGATTTAGTTTCACAATTCAAAGTGCTCCTATTACATTCCCCACAGGTATTTTTTACATTGACTTTGGATCAGAAGCGTCTGAATTTGGTCCTTTTGTGCCAGGGACTTATTACATGGCACCAAAAAATATTCTGGTCAAAAAGAATTACTTAATTATTTGGAATCAATCGGATAGTAGTAATCAAAACCATCCGATGCGTTTCAGTACAACTCCAGATGGTCCTTTAAATCAATCTTCACCTGGTACGATTTTATACACCAGTAGTGGATCGTCTTCAGCACCCGCTGCGGATTATGAAAATGAGTATCAGGCTTTATTCTTAATGAATGAAGATGAGACCAATAGAATCTATTATCATTGTGCCATTCATAATTATATGTCTGGTTACACTGGTGATGAAGGATATATGATTCTTGATACATCGACGGACGATGACGACGATGTAAATATGAACACATACTACATCGAAGATTTTTATCAACCTGGTGATACATCAACCATTGATCGCAGTAGACATGTAGATGGACACTCAAAAATTATTGGTATGTCCTTTGATGGATATCCCATTTATGGTCCATGGGGATATAATTCTAGTGGTGCTGTAGCAAGAGAAGTTTCTTCATACAGACTAAGAACTGGTAATGAGGTTGCTGGTAATCGCGAAGAAATTGTCACCCCATCAACGGTTACTTATGCAATCACTGTTGCAAATGGTCAGTTTTTAGTAGATGGTTCTGTAGTTCCATTTTTGAATCTAAAAAGAGGTAAAACCTACGTCTTTAACCAAGATGATTCTTCAAATGATGCAAATCATTTGTTTATTTCTACAACTGAAGACGGGTGGCATGTAGGTGCTCCTCCTGTTATTGGAGATACAACTTATCTTTATTCGCAACCTCATTTTGCAACGTATTATATTGATGGATCTCAAGTAACGTATACTCAGTATCTCAGTCAATTTACTACTGCATCTCAACGGGAGATGAGATTCTTTGTACCTGTAGATGCTCCAAACAATCTATATGCATTTGCATATTCTACTTCTGGATTAGGATTCAGACTTACTCAAGATGGATATGTTCTTGGCGATTTTGTTGAGGATTATGTATATGATTCATCTGTTGGTACTTTAGATGAATTTAATGGCAAATTTGCCGTTACTCCTGAGTATCCCAACGGAACATATGCTTACTTCATGACCGAAGATAGCAGTGGTAATCCAGCATATCCTTATGCTATTGGTCCAAAATATTATGGTGTTCCTTTATTTGAAGGTGATACAGTTCCTCCAAAACCAGATATTTTCCCAACTAGAGCAGAGGGAGATGTTGCACTAAATCCTGATGGAACCATTGCATACGTTAATGTCACTCAACAGGGTGATAATTATTTTGGTCCTACCACTGCTAGAATTTTAGGTGGTGAAGGAAGTGGAGCACTTGTTAATCCAGTTGTTCAAACAGTTACTGGTCTAACACTTTTAAATCCAGGACAAGGTTATACAGTTGCACCTAACCTACAATTCACTGGTGGCGGTGGTCAAGATGCTGAAGGTGCTGCAGAAGTAAGTCCTACTGGTAAAGTTACTAGTATCAGTATTAACGATCCTGGTGAGTTCTACCAAGAACCTCCTTACATTTTAATTACTGGTGGCGGTGGATCTGGTGCAAGAGCAACAGCGGAAGTAAATCAAGGACAGATTTCTGCAATCAATATTACTGATCAGGGTGCTGGTTATACATCTAGTCCTCAAGTTATTTTTACAAAACTTGTAAATTTAAAAAGAAAGACTCAAGCAAGACAATCTTTGAACTCGGATATTCGTTATCTGACAGGTCTTGTTAAGAACGTTACTGCTTCTGATACTAATATCTACGTTGATGATACTAGTGCTTTTCCTGGTTCTGGTTCATTTATTATCAATAAAGAGACAGTTTCTTATACCGCAAAAACATCTGGTAAATTTACTGGACTTACAAGAGGAACTAACTTTAATTATGATCAGAGAGTCATTGTTGACAATAGTCAACTTGATGATGATGGAAATTCCACTTACAAATTTAATGTAGGTGACGTTGTAATCCGAAAAGTTGAAAGTGCTTCTAATAAATTAGCACGAGTATACGACTGGAATCCTGCAACTAGAGAACTTCTTGTTACATTTGAAGTTGATGAACTTGCATTTATTGATGCAGGTATTCCCTCTACCGAGGATGCTATTGTTCAGTTTGATGGTGGTGTTTATAGTTCTAGTGCATCCTCACAACTTCCACATGTAGTGCTCACTTCTCAAGGCAATTCGATTACATTACTAACCGAACCTATTACAACTCTGGCAAATAGTGCCTTTGAAGATGATGATGAATTGGATGGTGTTGGTGATGGTATTGCCGATTTGGTTAATACTGGAACTCAATATGAGGGTCAAATTAGTTTGGATGGTGGTATTATTCTTGGTGAACCTGGCGAAACTGGTAGAGACTCTAAATTTGGTATTGAAGAAACTGTTGGTGGTCAAAACACTACATTATTCCAAAATGGAGACCAAATCAAAGATGCTTCTATTCCATTCAAATTCTCCACAATCACAACTGCTGGAGGTTTGAGTGAAGGTGTTGAGCATATTGGTTTAATAACTCTTCAGTTGGATGCTAATAATGCTAATGGTGGAAACTTTAGTGTTAATGAAGTCATTACTGGTCAAGTTTCGGGAGTACAGGCAACAGTAGTTTCTTGGGATCCAACTACATCAAAACTAACTATCAAAGATACAGTACCCTTCAACACTGGTGATTCCAACAAAGGTGAGAATGGATTCTTGTATGAATTCTCACACAATTCTACAGTTGTTGATATCATTGTTCAAAATCCTGGAACAAACTACACATTGGCACCTAATGTTGCAATTGAAAACATTGGTGATATTGAGGCAACTGGAACAGCAGTTCTTACTGGCGCTGGTGACCAAGTTGCTTCAGTAACTATAACTAACGGCGGATATGGCATAACACAATCTGTTGATAGTGGATATAACTTACATCCCACAATAACATTCTCTGCAGCAAGTGGCGACACTACAGGTAGTGGTGCTGCAGCGTATGCTATTTTGGGTGGTGAGGACATTTTGGGAACGGGCGGATCTAGATATAGAATCAAAGGAATCGATTATCAAACAATCATTCGTTCGTAACCTTCATAAATAAACAAGAGGACAATAATCCCATAGGAAATGGCAGCTCTATTAACTGATCAATTTAGAATTTTTTCTGCGAAGAAATTCATCAAAGCACTTGAGGGTCCTGATGCTACTCAGAGCGATACCGCTGCTGGTGCGTCTAGAGATCGTTTATATTTGTTTATCGGCAGACCTCAGACGTGGGATAATGAAAATGCTCCCCCTCAAGCGGTTGACTCTTTTTCGGAATTTGCAGATTCTTACGATGATATGATCTCTCTTAAGAGAGTTCTTGCAGCAGATACCGTACAAGTTGTTCGTCGTATTGACTGGGTTTCTCCAGAACAGACCACTGGTGGTCTGGGTTTTACTTACGATATGTATCGTCACGATTATTCTCCAAGTAAAACTGCTGCCTCTGGTGCTACCAAACTTTATGATTCTGATTTTTACGTTGTAAACTCTCAGTATCAAGTATATAAGTGTATCTACAACGGAACATCACCCTCTGATCCTAATGGTAAACCTTCTACAGTTGAGCCTACTGGCACTTCCACTAGCATCATTACAACTGGTGACTCTTATCGTTGGAAGTATATGTATACCATCCCCGTTGCTTCCGTCCTTAAGTTCTTCAGTAATGAATACATGCCAGTCTTTACCAACGATGCGGTAAGGACTAACGCTGTTACTGGTGAAATTGACACAGTTGTCATTAACTCAGCAGGAACAGGTTATAACAACGGAACTTATGACAACGTTGCCATTAATGGTGATGGAACTGGCGGTCGTGTTTCCATTGTTGTTGATGGTGGTAAACTTCTGTCTGCTACTGTTACATCTGGTGGTACTGGTTATACCTTCGGTAAAATCAGTGTTGACTCAATTACAGGTATTGGTACAGGAACAGGTGGACAAGTTGATGTTATTATTCCTCCTCCTGGTGGTCATGGAAGCGACTCTGTTGTCGAACTTGGCGCTTTCCGAGTCATGATCAACGCAAAACTTTCATATAATGAAGGTGCTGGTGACTTCCCTATCGATAACGATTATCGTCGTATTGGTTTGATCACTAATCCCTTAAAATTTGGTACTGAAGAATTAATCTCTGACCTTACAGTTTCTGCTGCAAAGGCAGCGATTTTTGCTCCTACCTTCCAAGGTAACTACGTTCCTGACGAAATTATCACTCAAACTAGAGTTGTTGGCGGTCAATCTGTTACTGCTCGTGGTCGAGTAGTTTCTTGGAACGCTACAACGAAAGTTCTGAAGTATTATCAGAACTCTGTCGATGGTATCTTCCCTGAAGTTACTGGTACACAGAATGAGTTTGATGGTTCTAACGTTATTAGTGGTGCCACTTCTGGTGCTGCTGGACAACCTGATGTTGCTTTTCCACAGGTTCCCAATGCATCCTCTAGAACCATTAATGGTACTGAGTATGATCTCGGCATGAAATTTAATACTGGATATGCAAAACCCGAGATTAAATCAAACAGCGGTGACGTTGTTTATATAGATAATAGAAGAGCAATTAGTCGTGCAAACGACCAAGTAGAAGATATTAAAATCGTAATCGAGTTCTAATGGCACAAAACACAAATTTAAACGTCACACCTTATTACGACGATTTCGATAAAGCGAAGAACTTTTATCGAGTGCTGTTCCGTCCTGGTTTCCCAATTCAGGCACGGGAACTTACTACCATGCAATCTGTATTGCAAAATCAGATTGAGAGTGTAGGTTCTCACCTGTTCAAGGATGGTTCAATGGTCATCCCTGGACAAGTTGGTTACGATCTGAATGTTGATGCAATTATGCTTCAGGAATCTTTCCTGGGAGCACAGGTTGAAACATATCGTACTCAATTAGATGGTAAGATTATTCAAGGTCTGACCACAGGTGTTAAGGCAAAGGTTCTTTATAGTATCTCCGATACAAATTCTACTAAAGGATATATTACTCTTTATGTAAAATACCTTTCCTCTGGTACAGATACTACTGCCGATACTGAAGAAGCAGCATCTATTAAAACATTTGCTAATAACGAGCAGTTAGTTACTGATAGTGAAATTACTTTTGGATCTACTCTGATTGAAGTTGGATCTCCTTTTGCACAATTGCTTCCTACTGATGCACTTCAGCAAGGATCTGTTGCATATGTTCAGGAAGGTGTATACTTCATTCGTGGATTCTTTGTAGACGTACCATATCAATATATTCTCCTTGATCAATATGGAAGTGACCCCAAATACAGAATTGGTCTCGAAATCCTTGAGTCGATTGTCACCCCAGAAGATGACTTATCACTCAATGATAACGCTGCAGGCACATCTAATTATGCTGCTCCTGGTTCTCACCGATTCAGAATCACCACAAACTTAGTTAAAAAGGCACTCGATGATGATGCCGATAAAGATTTTATTGAACTTCTTCGTATTAATGGCGAAAAAGTAGAACAACTAGTTGATCGTAGCGCGTATGATGAACTAGAAAGAACCATGGCACTTCGTACATACGAAGAGTCTGGTGATTACACCGTACAAGATTTTGATATTGCACTGAAAGAACACCTGGATGATGGTTTCAATGATGGTGTTTATGCTGCAAATGAAGTTAGTGATGATGGCAATGTTGCTAGTGATGACAGATATTGTGTAGAATTTGGTCCTGGTACAGCATATGTTAAGGGTTATAGAGTATCTACTCTGTCTGCAACCTTTGTTGATGTAATGAAACCAAGGACAACTCTGTCCA